AAGCGCAACAAAACGAGGTGCTTTAAAGTCTGCGGATTGGTCAACCTTTAATGGTAAAATGAATTATGCAGATACTGTAAGTTTATCAAACCGTATAAACACAAAATTAAATAGTAGTGACACTGCTTCGCTATCAAATCGTATTAATACAAAAGCAGATGCATTAAGTGGAACAACAAACACAATACCTAAATTCACTTCATCCACTACGATTGGAAATAGCAATATAAAAGATGATGGAAATATAGTAAGTGTTAATGCAACTGCTGGCAGTTTTGGTGCTTTGCAAGTTGGTAATTATAATGGTAATATTTTAATGAATACTACTAGCACAAGTGCAGGTTTAATATTTCAAAATACATCATCAAGTAATAAATTATGGGATTTAAGTAGTGTTGGAAATGACCTTGCAGTAGATGAGTCAAATGTACCAGGAGCATCACCTAGAATGTATTTTCAAGCAGGTGGAAATGTTGGGATTAATACAATTACACCAGCAAATACATTAGAAGTGAATGGTACTTTTAAGTCGGTAGGTGTAGCGACATTTGGCAGCACGTTATCAAATGGAACTTATACCTATACTCTGCCATCAGGAACAGGTACATTAGCGCTTTCTAGTGCTTTTGATACTACTTCATTATCTAACCGAATAAATACAAAATTAAACATTAGTGATACTGCTTCTATGCTTAGCGGATACCAAAGCGCAATTAATTCTAAGCAACCACAATTAAATGGTACTGGTTTTGTAAAGGCATCAGGCACTACAATTAGTTATGATAACAGTACCTATGCAACTACATCAGCATTAAGTGCATATCTACCATTAACAGGTGGTACACTTACAGGTGCTTTGGCAGGAACAACGGCTACTTTTAGTGGAAGTGTAATTTTAGGAACAACTACTTTATTAAACTTCGGACCTACAACAAGTTTTGTTGGAATGAGTGGTAATAACTCAACAGGTACATTAGCTTTATATGCAAATAATTCTCAAGCATTAGGATTTAGTCCTACAGGAGCAGCTACATTCTCTAGTAGTATTGCGGTAGGTGGTGCAGGAATGGGGTTAACAGGTATAAATATGCCTAATCAAAACTATTTAGCTTGGTATGCTTCAGGTGGTAGTGGCGCTCAATTTGTTGCATTAAGAGGTAATGGTTCAAATTTAGAATTGTCTTCAGGTGGTGGATTAACTATGACAATGGATGCAAATCAAAGAGTAGGAATAGGAACTACAAGTCCAAGTACCTATGGTAATTTAACGGTAGTTATGCCATCTGCATCTAATGGAACAGGTATTGTTATTAAAGCAATAAATGATGGTGGTGCTGCTTCTCAACCTGCATTAACATATTTGAATGGTAGTGGTAATCCTATTGCTCAAATTGTAGCAGATAATGGAACAGGGTATTTAGCATTTAATATGGGGGCAAGTAATGCGGAAAAAATGCGTATTACAAGTGGGGGCAATGTATTAATTGGAAATACAACAACATTAGGAAGTTCAGGAACTAATTTAGAAATAACAGGAGGAAGGGCGCAATTACTTGTAAATTCAACAACTGCTACTGCTTCTTGGTTTACTGTTTATCCTGCTGGTGATGGTAATGTATATATGCTTAGAAATACAGGTTATTCTTATTTATTCGGAACTGCTACAAGTCAAAATACAACAGGTTTTTCACAACAAATGGCAATAGCAAGTGGTGGAGCAGTAACAATAAATAATTTAGGCACAGGAACAGTTACGGCATCAAGCGGAACGTTATCTACAGTTTCAGATTCATCTTATAAAATAGCAGATGGATTTATTGAAGATGCTTTGCCAAGTATAATGAATTTAAAGCCTAGATATTTTTATTGGAAAGAAAAAAGCGGATTAGATACTACAATTAGACAACTTGGTTTTTATGCACAAGAAGTAAATTCAGCTATTGGAGAGGAAGCAGCAAATACACCAAAAGAAAATAGTACTTGGGGTATAACTGATAGGTCATTAATTGCTTATTTAACAAAAGCAATTCAAGAACAACAAGCACAAATAAAAGATTTACAAACAGAAATTCAAACTTTAAAAAACAAATGAATCAAATGATTAAAAAAACAATCACAACAGTAGTAATGGCATTAAGTATGTCAGCAGCATTCGCCCAAGTATCCGATACACTAATTATCAAGATGGATACCACAACTTTTAAGAACGTAATTGCAATCATACAAAAGCAATTGGATAGCAAAGCGGCAAGTGATTACATTTTGCAAGCATTGAGTAAGTATGAATTAATATCAACAAAGCCTAAAGAAATAAAAAAGTAAATATGAAAAAAATAATCCTATCAGTTTTAGTGTTGGCTTCATTGTCAACAAAAGCGCAAATGTTTAGAAACAATAGTGATACTGCAATAATCGGAAACGATACCATTTATTACCAAAAAGGTGGTATATTAATTAAGCCAGTTATCGTTAACTATCAAGGCCAATCAGCTTGGTCATTAAGTTGGACTGCTAACAACCTTTCAAGTAACGGAGAAGGATGTAATACTTATGTTACTCTAAGAGGTAAAAACAACAACCAGTTAGCTGATTTTAATTGCTATATTCCTGCTTCAGTAGTTGCAGTTTGGGGCATTTCAAATTCTCCGATTGATTCGGTGATACTATCTCAATATCCAAGATTTGTAAAACAAGACTAATGAACTGGCACGATTATAAAATATACATATTGAATGGGGTTGCCTTATCCGTTTCTCTTACAAGTATTGAAACCTATTTACGCATTTCATTATTGGTGCTTTCAATAGCTTACACAATTTTTAAACTTTTAAAAAATGATAAAAATGAAAAATCTTAAAACAAGTTTGGCAGGGTTACTGGCTGGTATGCCTTTTGTAATTGATGCGCTTATGCAAGCATATACTGCTGGTTCTTTTACCAATAAAAGCGGTCTACAATTAGTAGCAGCTATCGGGGTGGTTCTTTTAGGATTGTATTCTAAAGACCATGATGTTAAGGGTATTTAGTTGGTTGGTAGCAGTTTCCTTATTAGGAGGCTGCTACACTCAATCTAAAGCGGTAAAACAAGTTAATAAGGCATTGGGTAGCTATCCACAAATAGTGGCTAGAATCGCCTTAGATTCATTCCCTTGTGATGTTATCCGTATTGATACGTTTATATCCGTAAGGGATACGATTATTGAATGTATTCCAGTAGAGAACTTTACAACCCTGTCCCAAATAGATACAATATATGGGACGAATTTGTCGCAAATTGATACAATATTTACGACAAAAAAAGTGTACGTTAAATTACCGTACAAAACTATCTATATTAACAAAGTAGTTGAATCAACTGCAAAGCTGGTAATAATTAATGCTCAATTAGATTCTGTTAATAATGTAATTCGAGAATTGCAAAAGGCAAAGGGTGAACTAACTGGTAAGGTTGATAGAAAGAATAAAGTTATTTGGTGGCTTATTGGTCTTTTATTGTTATTGTCAATTCCATTAGTTATCCGCATTTTCAAGATGTTATCAATAAATATATAGTTTTACAATATGAAGCAGCCATCTGAAGAATTTTACCGATTAATAAAGTTATTTGAAGGATGTAAATTAGAGGCTTACAGATGCCCTGCTAATGTTGTAACTATTGGGTGGGGTAGTGTTTTAGATAGTAAAGGGAATCCATTTCACATGGGTGCTAAAATAACACAGGCTGATGCTGATTTACTTTTGAAAAATGAAGTTGATAGGAAAGCAAAGTTTTTAAATAAAGAACTAGGGAAAACAGAAATAACGCAAAATCAATTTGATGCGCTTTTGTCATTTCAATATAATTGTGGTAATGCTGCATTAAGCAGAAGTACATTATTCAGAAGGGTAAAGACAGACCCTAATGATAGTTTTATTATATCAGAATTTGCAAAATGGAACAAGGCAGGCGGTAAAGAAGTTAAGGGATTATCAATAAGAAGATCAATGGAATCAAAACTTTATTTCACAAAATAAAAATTATGCGCCCAAGATTTAATGAGATTCAAACGGACTGGTGGCAACAAAAGCAATTATTTGATAAACAACTTTACAAGGTATTAATATTTTCAGACTGTCATGGATGGTTGGCAGACCTTTCAGCTTTACGTTGTATTAATAAAGTACTTCAGCATAATAAATTTGATGAAGTTATAATTAATGGTGATGTTACGGATATGCCTTACATATCAAAGCACAGTCAGAAATTATATCAAGAAGGTATTTTAAAAGGATATACCGAAGTTGAAGAAATAGAATATACTAAAGAACAGATTTTAAAGCCTTTAAGATTAAGTACAGATGCAAAGATTCGTGTTAGACTAGGCAATCATGATGAACGAATAACAAACCCATATAATCTAGGTGATAAGCAATTAGCGAGATTGGCAGTATTATATAAAAATTATAATAGTACTAATTACAATGAGATGCTAGACCTTAAGGAAAGTGATGGATTTATTTATGATAAAAGCGATGTTTATAACCTATTTAATATTTTTGATGTTACACATGGATTAAGTTTAAATAAGACTGCTGCTGAAAAAAATATATTTGAGTATATGGGGAGTGGTTCTACTGGTCATACCCACAGATTAAATTCAAAGTATTTAACCAATAGGAAAAACCCTTATGTTTGGCTAGAAAGTGGATGTACAAGATTAACAAAGGAAGTTGAATTTTTCCCTACTGGAAAGACTGCCGATTGGCAACAAGGATTTATAGAAGTTGTATTTACTAAAACAGGATTCTTTGCCCAGCCTACTTTAATATTAAATGGCGAATGTTATTATAACGGTATAATATACAAGGGATGAACGGAAGTATATTAATACCTGAAAACTTTAAGCTGGGTGGAAAAACTATTAATATAATTATAGACAATGAATATTGCAACGATAACAATTGTTTAGGTGAAGCGGATTTTAGTTTAAAAATAATTACTTTATGTGATACCTATGCAGGAAAGAAATTAACTAAGCGAAGCAAAGAACAAATATATTACCACGAATTAATACATCAGATATTACATACTATGAAATTAGAAAGATTAAAGTACAATGAATTGTTTGTTGATGCTTTTGCCGACTGTTTAATTGAGTATGAACGGACAAAAAGATAGTTTGTTTTTTAGTTTTTGGTTTAATCCTGCCGTTTTTACGGTGGGATTTTTAATTTATTTTATGACCTGAAACCCAATAGAATCAAGGCTTATTATAATTATTATATATATATTATAAAAAAAACTTTAAAATAAATTTGGTGGCAATGAAAAAAGTTGTATCTTTGATTTATCAATAACGAAAAAACAAACAAAATGACTTACGCAAAAATTACATTTAACGGTTCAAAAACTTACATGGTAATTGATAGCGCTAACCAATGCAGGTTTGCTACAACTTCAGAAAAAAAAGCAAAAAACTTTTTAGCTAAACTTTTAAAACAAGTAAAAAATTAAATTATGAAAGCAACAATTAAAATAAAAAATCCTTTTACTTATCCAACATATACAGTTATGATAGGTAAAGAAATAATCAAAGGGTTTTATTTAAAATCTGAAGCACTAATTTTTAAAAATAAAATAAACCAAAAATGAAACCAAGCCAACTAAAAATGCTCGAAGATTTGTACAACTTTCTGGGAGCAAACGAAACCTTACTAAAAGCAGAATTTAAAAAATTTAAAAAAGCATACCCAAAAGAAAAATTTAACTTTTTACAATTTTCAGTAACCACTTATTCAAACTTAAATGAAACTAAAAGTAAGTAAAACAGTATTACCACCAAAGCAGCCACCATTAATAAAATGGATGCAGGATTTTAAAGTAGGTGTAAGAATCGAAATGAAATCAAATAACAGAGCAGAAGAAATGAACCAATTTTATGACATCCAAAAAATTAAATTATGACTGACAAAGAAATCAACGATGCGATTATTATTACAATCATTATTATGGCAGCTTTATTTGCCGATAACATTTTAAACTTTTTTTAACATGAAATACAAATTTAAAACCGAAATTGAAACCGAAATTGATATTGAATTACCTTATTATTTTAAAATAGAAAATTCACATATTACAGATTCTTATTTTGCTATAATATCGGAAAATTTAGCAATTTGCAATTGGAAAATAAATGATATCACATCATTAAATTGTCCGCAAGTGATAACAAAATTTATTGATAAAGGTAAACAAATTACTTCCGCAGAATTTAAAACCGCAATAACACAATCTTGTAACCATTTAATAAATCTTATATGAAAAAATCAATACAATTATACATTAACCATCCCACAGACTGGGAGCAGTCAGTATATGTTATTATTAACTATCGTGAATGGTATGATGGTGACCAGTTAGATGACCTTAATATTGACAACTGGCAAAGTGATGAGATAGCAGAATGGCTTACAGAAGATATAATATTAACGAATTTAGAAACACACTTAAAAACTAAAAAAAATGAGCAACCTGATTAAAATTAAAGCTGGAACAGGACGGTCAAAACTAATTTCATGCCGTCTTAAAATGAGTGATTATTTACTTTATCAAAAATTATGCAATGAAAACAATTTAACTTTAAGTATTATTCCAAGAAATGCAATTATTAATTTTTTAAACAAATCTAAATGAGCAATTTAATCAAAATTCAAAGCGAATTAAAAGCACCCAAGAACCAAACAAATAGTTTTGGTAAGTATAAATACCGAAGTTGCGAGGATATTCTCGAAGCGGTCAAACCTTTACTTGCAAAGTATAATTGCCAACTTGTAATTAGCGACGCAATTAAAGAAGCAGCAGGGGTTATTTATTGTGAAAGTAGAATAGCATTTACCGATGGATTAGAAAATATAACGGTAACTGCCTGTGCTGGTATAGAACCAAATCGTAAAGGAATGGATATAGCACAATCATTCGGGGCATCCAGTAGCTACGCAAGAAAGTACGCATTGAATGGTTTATTTTTAATTGATGATACTAAAGATGCAGATGCTACCAATGACCATAAGCCTAAAGAAGATATTAAACCTTTTATGACTGATGATAAAATGATTAGTTTAGTAGCAAGGTACAATGATGGAGAAAGGGATATTTTCGACAAAGCAAAAGCACATTTAGTATTTAGGGATAAAGATTTACTAACTATAAAAGCGTTAAAATGATAGAACAATATTCAAGCGAATGGTTTTCCCAAAGAATGGGCAAACTTACTTCATCAACCATTTACAACCTGATGACTGAGCCAAAATTAAAAAGCGAAGCAGGTCAATTATCAGCAACCACAAAAGAATATTTAACAAGTAAACTTGCTGAACGTTTAACTGGTGTACAAAGGGAATTTACTAGCAATGCAACCAATCATGGTTTAGAATTAGAGAATGAAGCCATAAGATTCTATGAAGGCAAAACAGGGAACAAGGTTAATCCTTCGGGATATATCGAAAGCATATCAGGATTATACGGTGGTACACCTGATGGATTAATCGAAGGTGGTGGGATAGTTCAAATTAAATGCCCCTACCAATATACAAACCA